GTACAATGTCAGCAGGACTAAGAGAATTGTGAGCCATAGTGCCAAACAAAACAAAAGCACCGATGATGCCAACGAATCTTTTGGATGATGCTTCTCCTTTGTCACCTTTGAAAAAATCTAAGAACTTCATATTTCGTTTGAGTTTAACAATGTGTAAGTGAATGAATTCCCGTGCAATGCTGCGGCTTTTTTAACGATGACCATAAATTCATCAAAGTCAGCGGACTTCTTGAACACTTGGCAACCTTCACTCCAGTTCTCTACATAGGTAGAATCTGCACCGGCTTTGTGGATGTTGATTCCGAATACACCTTCTTGGATTTTGCTTTCATCATAGGTCATATCCTTGTTCGCATCACGATACACTTTCACATTCTTCGCTTGTTTCAACGCCTCATATTTGCCTTGATGCAAACCGATAGCGTGACTGCCACGATATTGACCAGCAACCAAACGAGCAACACCAGCAGCGTTGTGAAATTCCTTCACGCCCTTTGTTCCTGGATCAGTTGTCGCTGCCCATTGTTTGAATACCCAAGCACCGTTGTGTTTGTAACTCAAAGTTAAAAAGTCATCAAATAGGTTTGTGACCTTGTTGCCGGTTGAACTCTGGCGAACACCGATGATGTTTAGATTCAATTCTCCGTCTGAGAAATATGCGAATCCCTTCTTGATCATTGCTGATTCAATTTGTTCTCTTGTCATTTTCCTTGTCCTTTATATGGTTTGTTTGACTTGTGTTTGTTTTGGTGTTTGGTATGTCTGCCCAATTTGTTTTTGGGTTTCACTCTGAATGTAGATGTGTTGGTTGCCTTTGCCATTAGTTATAAATGTATAAACGGAAATACTCAAAGTCCTCTTTTCCACCTTCTTCAACATAGTTCAACCAAGCATCGTATGTCTTGCCTGATAGTTTCAGCGGTGCATCACTCGTATCAATTCCAGCACCAATCATTTTGGCTGAAAATACCTCCACTTTCTTGGTCATCACATCAACCTTTTGTTCTGCAATCTGCACCGCTTCTTTCAACTGTGCTTTCTCCTCAACCTTCTCAGCGACCATCTTCTCACCCATTGCTTTTGCTTCGGCAGTTGCAACCGATGCCATCTCTAAATTCTCACTAATCTTTTGGAGCATCAACTCCACTTCATCCACAGGTACTGACTTTGATTTTTGTACTGGCGTTGCGATAATCCCAACAAAAAACGAAGCAATAAATAAAAGTATTAAGTGTTTCATAATTTTTTCATAGTGTTCATAATGCGAATCTCCGTGATAGCGGATGCAAGTGCGGAATCTGAACGCTTCAGGGCGTATGTCAGACGGTCAATCTTAATGTCAAGTTGATCTATCTTCTGATTGCTCTTTTCAATTTGGTCTTTATAACCTGAGCGAAGGTCAATGTAAAGATAGCTGACAGCCACAAGCATACAAAAAGCGACTGCGGCAATTGGATTCTTACGAAATTGGTCAAAACTAACTGGAAGTGCTGAAGGTTTTTTGATAGTAGATGCCACGCAGACAAATAGAAAATCAGTCCTTGTGTTGCTCTTTGTCTTTTTCCATAAAATACTGATCAATAAAAAAGACCGCACCAAATAGCAAAAGTGCAATAAATGTCGCAGCGGATATGCTCACGACAAAGGGTTCAACGATATCTTCAAAGTGTGCGTTCATTATTTTTTGTCTGCCATATGTTTCACACCCATAATCGTTCCAATGATTGAAAATGAGTTGGTCAAGATAATTCCAAATAGATTGCTCCAGGTAGTTTCTATGATGGTAGAATTCAATCCTTTGCTGATGACATACAAATAAAGAATCGTTGTCAAGATACAAACTGCACCAATCACCGACAATGCGACCTTAACAATCAATCCAATCAGTTCAAATTGAGTGCGTTTTTGTAGTGTTTCTAAATCCTCAACGGCAGCGTTCTTGAGTTTCTCAGATTGTGCAAGTGACTCTTGCAATTCAATCATCAACTTTTCTCGGTCTGCTTGGCTTTCAATTAAGTCCTTGTTTTGTGACTGAACTTGCTTGGTGACTTCCAAACGCTTTCGCCTTTGGTCATTGTCACGCTGTTTGGCTTCGTCAATGTACTTCTGAAATTCCTCATCCTTAGTTTGGATGACTTTCAAGATATTGCCTTCTAAACCAACCTTTTTTGTTTTCCATAGGTTGAGCAGTTGAACGGCAGTATCGTTGCTTAGAATCACTTGTATACCTTAAACGGAGCAGTTTTGTTCTTATACCCTTGATAATCCCTGCGGAATGCTTCCAATCTTGGCTCAATCTCATCGGACTTGATAATCCAAAACTGAGCTCCAACCGATTTGGCTTTGTCAATTTCTTGCTTGTCATCTGAACTGGAGATGATACCAATCACAACTCCGTTTCCATACTCCGTGTTGATTTTGCGGATCAACTCAATTCCATCAAATGAACTTCCGATGATGTTCAAATCTACAAATACACATTCGGGTTTGTCTTCCGTGTTTTCTTCATTGAACCACTTCTTGAATAATCTATCTGCTTCATCTGATGAAGTCAAAGCGTGAAGTGAAAGTGTGATGTCCAACAAAGAACAGGAATCTTCAAACACCAAGTGGAATAAATCCTCATCATCTACCAGCAATATTGATTCAATCATTTTATTTTAATTTTTAGTTTTGTTCCTATTTCTAATTTCTCAGCAGTCACCGGGAATTTGTGTTCATCCATAATTGCAATACATATGTTCAAACCCAATCCGCTTCCAGCTTCTTTCTGACCTTCTTTCCGTTTGTACGGTTGTGACCATTGAATCAAATCATCTTGACTCATTCCACGACCATTGTCCGTGATGCAAATATAATTCCCTTCGGCAAATATGTGAACCAACTTGGTAGAACTATCGTTGTATTTCAGACCGTTTCTGATTAGGTTATCAACGGCTGTGCAGAATAGTGACTCGTTGACCTCAGCAATTCCAAGTTCATCAATCACAACTTGCTTTTCGTAACTCGTAGAACTCAGGTAACTGACAAGGATTTCACGCATATCAAAGTCATTCTTCTCAAGTTGTGCATCGGCTTTCACGAGATTGGTGAATTCCTTCACTCCTTTGTACACTTTTTGTGTGTGGGTCAACCCTTCTTCAATCATCCGAAGTGGTGCATCAATCTTTAGTTCCTTGATTTGGTCTTCCGACAATCTGCGTTTTAACGAACTCAATCCTCGTGGTATGTATGTATTGATACCTGAGTGCATATCGTGTCGGAGAATCTTCGCAGCGTGTTCCAAATACGAATTCTTTTTGTTGACATCTGCTTCAATGATTTTCTTTTGTGTGATGTCGGTGGCAATTAGCATCACCTTATAGACATCCCCATAAGGATCTTTGATTGGATTATAGTTTGCAAAAATCCAAATGTCTGAACCATCTGCCTTCACTCTTTGATATTCTCCTTGTTTGAATTTGCCAACTCTGAGTTGATTCCAAAATGCGTTGTATTCGTTTGAATCTACATCAGCAACTAACACTTTGTGCCGTTGTCCAATTATGTCATCATATCCAAACGATGTGTAAAACTTTGAATTTGCTTTTCTGATCGTACCGCTTTTGTCAAACTCCAATACAATATTACTGGCATCAATTGCGTTGAAGGTATCGTCAATGCTTTGGAATTTGTGACGAGCTTTTCTCACGAACTCAATCACGACAAAATAGAAAAACGGCATAAAGGCAATAATTGACCAATAGCCAAAAAGAGCCGCTTTGTGAGTCGGCTCAATGTATTTGAAAATCAATGCGGACTGAACCGACAGGAAAGAAAGCATAATTGCCGAAGCAATGAACAACGCAATCCAACTACGGATGCTCAGTTTCACGCTGGGAATGGAGGTGGAGGTGGTGGTGTGTATTCGCCTTGTGGTAAGGTAAGAACCCAAGCGTATTGCGAAGATTGAACCAATGGAATATCTTGCTCGGATAAAAACAAGAACCACACGCCATTGATATCGGCAACGCAATTAAAAAAAATATCAGTTGCAAAGTATTGCCCTTGAATCAATTCTTTTTGTTCTGGTGTTAAAATGTATCCTATCATTATACTTGGCGTGAAAGGGTTGTTTGAAATGCTTGTACTGCGGTGTAAAAATTACTTTCTTGTGTATCGTCTAAACCATCACCGATGGAACTAAACGCACATTCTCTATTGGTCGGGATTAGACCTGCACTATTTCTGGCAAATACATAAAATGGACTGTTATTTAATGATACTGAAGCAATAGAATTTGTAGCAATTATTGAGGTATTTCTATAACTTTTTACTGAAGTATTAGAAGTTCTTGACACAACAAAAAAAGCACTTGTTGTACCGCTTCTTGCTGTTCCTGCTCCTGGGGCATTGTAGACACAATCAAAATTTACATTATTAAAATTAATAATAATTTGTGTTTGGTTTGAACCGCCAAACTCATAACCAATCTCCGCAGCATTGTAAGTATTATTTGTTCTTGAGTAATAAGACAAATGCGTAGAATTTAATGACAAATTACCATTACTGGCTAATCCAGTATTCATATACGCACTCGTACCATTTCCAGTTACCCCCGTACTCGCAAATGTAAAGCCACTTGTAAATGTACCAGTGAAACTTGAACTCTTTAAGTTCTGAGCACACGCTGCCGCACTTGCACCTACCATTGGATAAATGGCTTTCATAGGTGTCCAAAGTGAATTGGCTTTTAAGTCCAATACAAGTTGGTTCACCGCTGCCTTTTCAGTTGCAGACAAAGAACCTCCAGCAGCAGTTACTCTATCAAAAAATGCTTGTGCATCAGCATCAAACTCCAATGCTTCTTGGCTACCAATTACTCCCAACTGCGTAGGCAATTGCCCAGCAACCAACTTGTCACCAAACAACTTTTCATTAAACCCACGCATTATACCAAAGTCAGGCATCAATAATCTCCTTTGATTGCAAATATATTTACACCAGCCGTGATTGCAACCGTAGTCCCAACTTTTACAACTTGCCCAGCTTTTAATTGCAAATCCGAATAGGCAGTCACCGCTCTTTGAGATGTCACCGTAGTTGATGCAGTCACCGCAGACAATGCAATCTCGTCAAACAACTTGAAATTTGCCCCACTTGAATCACTTACAAAAATCAAAACCAAAGTTGCAGTATTTGTTCCAGCAACCTTTGCTCCTATCTGCGTGATTTTAGTGCCGTTTGTGGCAGCGGTTAAAAGTGTGACGGTGTTTGTCATTGTCGCACCTGTTCTATCCGTTGTTGCTCCAGTTACCGTTGCAAATGAAAGCTCAGGTGATAGTGCGAATATGGGTGATGTATTTGCTGCCATAGTTTAGTAGTTGTAAAATAGGTATAAGTTACCACCCGTTGAAGGTGGGATTGGTAAGTTTGTCAAATTGCTTCCGTCAATTGCTGGAAGTTTGGTTGATGCATCCAACTGTACTAATTGAGATGATCCGTTAAAGGTGTTTCCTTGCTTTGTAACGGCAGATGATAGGCGTGAATCACTCAATGTACCACTCGCAATGTTTGAAGCGTTTGTGGTGTCTACATCGGCAACATTCCCCAACCCCACTTGTGCTTTTGTGGTGGCGTGTGGGTTGCTTGTGTTGGATGTGTGTGATGTAAGCGTTGAAAGGTTTGCCGTGATTTGAGCTTGTAACTTCCCAAAGGCAATCAACACCGAATCAGTTGCAGAAATCACCGCATTTGTGACAAGTGAAACACCAGTCAAGATGACCGCCCTCACTCGTGCTGATGTGTGATATTCGTTTGTTCCTTCGGTGATGTCGGTGGTTGTCAATACAACTGCACCCGTCTTTGTGTTTACCGATTGAACATTACCTTGTGATGCGATCGTGATTGTTTGAAGTGCATCATCAAAGGTGATGGATGTGTTTGAACCAGCCAACAAAGATGCTTTGACTTTGGTGTAAACACGAGTATTTGTGAAGTATAGGTTTGTACCTTCGGCAAGGTTGGTCGTTGTACTGGCTTCCAATACACGCTGACCGATGTTGGCAAGGTTTGTCCGCTTGGTCGTATTCTCTGAATAGTCAACGATAGGGATTGAGTCCTGATTGACATCAATAGTTCCAATGGGATCAAGTTGTGAAATCTTTTTGTTAGCCA